TGAAGGAAATCCTGTTTTTGATGATGTGCCAGTCTTAGACAAAGATGGAAATCCAATCTATGACGAGGTGACTTATGACCCTGAATAGTGATTTCCAGAAGCTTTATGTAGATGGATTAATCCATTTGTATGAACTAGATGCCAGCAGTTTAGGTGCTGGCATTTTACGTTTCCACGGGCATATAGCTTTTCAAGATTGGGAAAAAATTTACTCATCGATCGGATCTGAAGGATTGATCGGGGCAGACTCTGGAAGCATTGGAAAGATTTTTGATACCGGTGATCAGAAAGTATGGAACCGAAATATTATCTGGCAAGGTCAAGTATTTGAGCCAATGGCGCTTGAGGTGTCTGGCCTTGAAATGCGTTCGGACGGTAAAGCTTCAGCGCCGACATTGACAATGGCAAACAATATTAACGGTATTCAACATGCTGTGTCTGCTTACTGTTTGCAGTTTAAAGATTTTGCTGGTGCAAAACTTAAAGTGATTACCACACTTGCTAAATACTTAGATGCTGAAAACTTCACAGCAGGTAATCCAACTGCATCGAATGAATCAAAAGAGCAAATCTGGTACATCGAGCAAAAGACATCTGAAAATGCACAACAAGTGGCTTTCGAGCTGTCCAATCCAATCGATTTTGAGGGTTTGAAAATCCCAGTTCGACAAATTACTTCACTTTGTCATTGGTGCATGGTCGGGAAGTATCGGGGCGAAGAATGTGGTTACACAGGTGTAGCAATGTTCACCGATAAAGATGAGCCAACGGATAATCCTGCACTTGATCGATGCGGTGGACGTTTACGTTCTTGTCGCTTGCGATTTGGTGAAAATAAACCGCTGCCGTTTGGTGGGTTCCCGGCTTCAAGCTTATTGTGAGGTTTTATGAAACTTACTGCAAAACTTAAAAAAGCAATCATGGCCCATGCAGAAAAATGTTATCCGGAAGAATGTTGTGGGTTAATTGTTGGCGGTAAATATTTACCATGCACAAATATTGCCCCAACAATTTATGATCAAAATGGCATTATTAAACAGGATAAAACAACTAATTTTGAAATTGATCCTGAAGATCTCGTGTCTGCAGAAAATCAGGGTGAAATTCAAGCTTATGTTCATTCGCATCCAGATGGCACTACCAGAGCTACTGATTTAGATCGTATCCAAATTGAACTCCATAAAAAGCCATGGGTAATTTGTTCATATCCGGATCTTGATTTGCAAGTTTACGAGCCTTGTGGCTATCGCGCTCCATTGATCGGAAGAAACTATATTCATCATTATCAGGACTGTTATGCACTAGTCCGTGACTTTTATGATCGTGAGCTAGGTATTAAGTTGCCAGACTTTGAAAGAAAAGATAGCTGGTGGGAAGACAAAGATCATCCGTCAATATTAATTGATAACTTTCCAAAAGCCGGTTTCTATGAAGTCGATACACCCCAGTATGGGGATATGTTGATTTGTCGGATTCCACGTACTGAACACCCAAATCATTGTGTTATTTGGTTGGGCGATAAAGGAGAATTTAAATCGGAAGTAACAGAACCCTGTATAGGCAATACATTAATTCTGCACCAGTTACATGGTAGAAAATCAATTCGCGAAATTTATGGTCGGCAATGGTCGGAAAAGACTGTAAAAATCTTAAGGCACCGAGATGTTAAAAACAATTAAGTTGTACGGCATTCTAGGGCAAAAATTTGGCCGCGAATTTAAGCTCGATGTCGCAAATACACGTGAAGCCATGCGTGCATTATCTGTTCAGATCGCTGGCTTTGAACACTTTATGTTGCATGCACATGAGCAGGGCCTACGCTTTGCCGTGTTTCTAAAAGGAAAGAACTCAAGTAATAAGCGAGGCAAGAAACGCCCAGCAATTTACGATCATGAAACTAAGCGCCTAATCACTGGTGACAATATCGGTGAAGAACAGCTTGATATGAATACTGAAGCTGAGGTTATTCATATTGTTCCACGTGTAGTTGGTGCAGGCGGTAATGGAATATTACAGACTGTATTGGGTGCTGTGATGGTCGTGGTGGGGGTTTTAGTAACTGTAGGCACATTGGGCGGTGGAGCACCACTCGGTGCTGCATTGATTGGCTCAGGTATTGGAATGATGCTTGGTGGAGTGGCCATGATGCTTATGCCAAAGGTTGATACTACTCAAGATCAAAACCAAGATGGAAACAGAGCGAATAAAGGCTTTGGCGGTGCAGTTACCACAGTTGCACAAGGTAATCCTGTTCCAATTCTTTATGGTCAACGGGAAATCGGCGGCTTCATTGTGAGCGCAGGTCAATATCCTGAAGATCAGATGTAAATTTTAATTAACAGGCGCTTTCTAGCGCCTTTTTTATTGCGTGAGATTTCTTATGAATGCAGTAGTAGGCGCAAAAAAAGGCAGTAAAAAACAACGGCAACCTGTCATTTCACCAGATTCTGCTCAATCGAAAACCTTTATCAAGGTTCTATATGGTTTAGCTGAAGGCGAGATTGAAGGTTTAGCTAATGGGCTTCAGTCAATTTATTTAGAAGAAACTCAACTTCAGAATGCAGATGGAAGTCTTAACTTTGAAAATGTAAAAGTTGACTTTAGAAGTGGTACCAATGATCAGGAATACATTGAGGGTTTTCCAGCAGTAGAAAGTGAAACTGCCATCGATGTGGAGTTAAAGTCTGAAACGCCATGGGTTCGAGCTTTTAGTAATCTTGATCTTGATGCGGTTCGCTTACGCTTGAAATGGGGTCCTTTGCGTACTCAGAATGCTACAAATGGTGATGTATCAGGTGTAACAATTGAATATGCAATTGACTTGCAGACTGACGGTGGGATCTGGACTGAAGTTTTAAAAACGAAGATTTCAGATAAAACTTCTGCTAATTATGAACGTGCTCACCGTATTGATTTGCCTCAAGCTGACTCAGGTTGGCTCATACGTGTTCGCAGACTTACACCTAATTCAATGTCAGAGTATGTCAGTGACAAGATGTATATTGAAGCAGTGACTGAAGTCATTGATGCAAAATTATGTTACCCAAATACTGCTTTGCTTGGCCTTCAATATGATGCAGAGACTTTTGGAAACGTTGCTAAAGTTGCCGCAGATACAAAGGGAAAAATTCTAAAGGTTCCTACTAACTACAATCCAGCTACACGACAATATGTTGGGATGTGGGACGGTACTTTCAAAGAGGCTTATTCCAATAACCCAGCATGGATCTATTATGACATCTGTACAGTTGATCGCTATGCGCTGGGTGATCGTTTAACCCCACTCATGGTTGATAAGTGGTCTTTATATCGCTTGGCACAATACTGTGACCAAATGGTACCGAACGGATTAGGCGGTCAAGAACCACGCTTTACATGTAATGTTTATCTTCAGAGTGCCGAAGGTGCATTTGAGATTTTAACTAAGTTAGCTGGTGTATTCCGTGCGATAACGTTTTGGGATGGCAATAGCATTATTTGTGATGCGGATATTCCCCAAGATACGTATTTCACTTATACACGTGCCAATGTTATTGAAGGTAATTTTGAGTACGCGGGAACCCGTGCTCGAGATAGACATAATGTCGTGAAAGTTGCTTGGGATAATCCTGCGAATCACTATAAAACAGAATATGAATTTGTTCGTGATGAAAAGGCGATTACTGAAGCTGGCCAAGTTCGTATTTTGGAAATTGATGCTTGGGGATGCACTTCGCGTGGGCAAGCGCAGCGAGCAGGCTGGTGGGCTTTAAAGTCTGAGCAATTAGAAACTCGGACCGTTAGTTTTAAAGTTGGTTTGGATGGCCATATTCCACAGCCGGGAAGAGTTATTGATATTGCAGATCCATTGTTTGCTGGTCGAGCAAACGGTGGACGTGTATCTAAAATATCAGCTGATCGTAAAAGCATTACGCTAGATCGTGATGATGTTGTGGCAGTTGCTGGTGACCGACTCATTATTAATGGCGAGGATGGTAAAGCTCAAACACGAATAGTTCAATCGATCTCAGGCCGTGTTGTTACAGTAACTCATGAGTTTGATGCTATTGCAGTTCAAAACGTGTGGGTAATGGATGCTCAAGACTTGGCAACAATGAAGTTTCGAGTGATTTCTATTACCCAAGATGAGCATCATCAATTTTCAGTGACTGCACTTCAATATAACCCAGCCAAGTTTGATGCGATCGATAAAGGTGCTTATTTTGATGAGGTTCCGATTTCGATTGTGAACCCAACAATTCAGGATACTGTCACTGATGTCGTAATTACTAGTGAAAGCCGTATTGATCAGGGTATCAATGTGGCGACAATGATTGTGTCCTGGTCACAGGCTAAAGGAGCTGTAAAGTATCAGGTTGAGTGGCGTAAAGATGACGGCAGCTGGATTAAGCTTCCAATAACCGGCAATAATTCAGTCGAAGTTCCTGGTATTTATGCTGGTCAATATCAGGCGCGTGTAACAGCAATTTCAGCTTTTGAGATCGCTTCTTTACCAGTTTATTCAACTTTGACTGAACTCTCTGGTAAGCAAGGTTTACCGCCTGCTTTAGCATTCATCCAAGCAACAGGTATTTTGTTTGGTATGCGCCTAAATTGGGGGTTTCCTACAACTGGCGCACTTGATACGGCTTATACTGAAATCCAAGTATCGCCAGATGGCACAAGTAACATTGCCCAATTAGGCTTATTCGCTTATCCAACAACGACTCATACGTTTCAAGGCTTACAGCCTAACTTAACTCAATTTTATCGGGGGCGGTTGATCGACAGGATTGGAAATATTGGGCCATGGTCAGACTGGACTCATGCGACAACTTCTGCCGATGCAACAGATGTTCTTGAGCTCTTGAACGATCAAATCAGTGAAACACAACTTAGTCAGGATCTTAAAACCAAGATTGATCATATTGAGACTATTGATGCTGAAATAGGTCCACTTAAGCAAGATATTCAGAATACGAAAGATCGGATTGCACAAGAAGTC